GGGGTGATTTGGGGGCGCGAATACAATAGCGCTGAGCAGGTTATTACCTTGACCGGGCGTGAGTTCGAGTCTTACTTCGAGCGCCGGCGCATAACTACTACTCTTTCTTATACCAATACAGATCAACTTGCGATTGCTCGCGGGTTAATAAACGCTGCGCAAGCTGCTGGATCCGGAAACATAGGCGTTATAGTCGGAGCTGAGACTTCCGGCATATTGGTAGATCGAGTTTATTATGACTATGAGTTAAAGCAGGTCTATGGCGCTATTCAAGATCTATCTCGGCAGGAAGACGGCTTCGACTTCAATATCAAAGTAGATTACACACCCGTAACCTTCGTGCCTAGAAAAACGCTGGTGCTGGGATACCCGCGAACCGGAGTAGTTTATTCAAGCAGCTCGACTTCCGCGCCGGTCTTTGAGTTCCCGGCGGGTAATGTGGTGGAGTATGTCTATCCGGAAGACGGAGCGATAGCCGCCAACACTATTTACGCTATCGGCGCTGGATCTAACGAAGGCAAGCAGAGTTCTACGGCGCAAAATAATACGCTGCTGGGAGAAGGTTGGCCTTTACTAGAAGAACAGGCAAACTACTCCGACATTACGGATCAGACAGTTCTCGATGAATTAGCAATAGGTCAAGCCAACGCAGTAGCCTATCCGCCTACTACGATCCGCCTAGTAGTTCCGGCGTTTGAAAACCCGGAGTTTGGCGATTACGCGATTGGCGATGATTGCCGCCTTCGGATCCTAGATAACCGGTTCCCGGAAGGGCTGGACTCGATCTATCGAATAGTAGGCTTATCGGTAGAACCGGGAGAAGACGGACCGGAGCGCGTAACGCTAACTTTAACGGAGACTACGAACTAATGGCTTACATAAATCAACCGCCCGATATTCGGCAGCTCTTCGCAGCTCTCGATGACCGGTTGCGCAAACTAGAAACCGCAGTTCGCTTTACGGCTCCGGGTGTCAATTTCTCTACTTCTACGCCTACAAACCCGCGCACCGGAGATATTTTCTACGATACTAACGCAAATCTATTGAAGTATTACAACGGATCCGCTTTTATTCAAATTGCCGACAATAATGTGAGCACAACGGTAACGCAATACTTGACCACTATTCAAAGCACCAACAACAACATGGTCTTTACCGGAACGCCTAGCGATATCGAGATCCAACGCATAGGTAAAATGATTACGGCTAATGCTTATGTAACCTTTACCAATGTTAGTAATTTTGGAACCGGGCAGATCTATATCAATATGCCGGCTGGACTGCCGAACCGAACTCACGACTTAGCGGCAAGCGGGTTCTTAACTGACGGCGGCGCTACTTATACTATTTTTGGCACTTTAGCGGCTACCGATAATAAAATGTATCTATGGCACCCGACTTCTAACGGCGGTTCTGATACCGTAACCTATAATAAGCCGGCAACTTTAGATACCACTAGCGTTATCAACATTACCGGCGTAGCCCTACTAGCATAAGGTAATCTTCTCGCATGGATATTCAACAATGGGCTGCGCTCGCAGTCGCAATCATGACCTTAGTAGGCGGCTTCGCAGCTCTTGTGCGGTGGCTGGTTAAGCATTATCTAGTCGAGTTAAAGCCCAACGGCGGCAGCTCGCTTCGTGATGAGCAAAATAGACAAGGCGATATGATCAAGCGGCTGGAGTCGCGCATAGATGAAATTTATCTATTGCTTGTTAATCGTTCTTAGCCTTTCCGGGTGCGGCTATGACGGCTGGGTTCGATATCCTTGCCAAGATCCGACAAATTGGGAAGCGCCGGAGTGCAATCCGCCGATCTGCGAAGCAACAGGCACCTGCACGAAAGATCTATTACCGGGGGTATTCGATGAGTAAGAAGCGACTTAGCAACGAAGAACTACACGCTCGACTCGTAGTAACAATCGGAGTCATGCTTGCCTTTGTCTTTGGCGGATCTATCTTTGCGTTGCTCTACGCTCTTGTTTTCGTCACTCAACCTATGGCGCAAGCGCCCAATGACGCTGCTTTTATTGACTTAATTTCTACTTTGTGCGTATTCTTGACCGGCACTCTGTCTGGAATAGTTAGCGCTAATGGGCTAAAATCAAAGCCTAAGCCGCCGATAGAGAAGGAGCCGGGTAATGACAGTAATTGATGTAGCAGCTTTAGAGATCTCTTACACCGAAGGTCCAAACAACGATACTAAATACGGAAAGTGGTATGGGCTAAATAATCAGCCTTGGTGCGCTATGTTCGTATCTTGGTGCTTCAATCAGGCTGGACTTTCAGAGCATATAGCCGCAAGCGGAAAGAAAGGCTTTGCGAGCTGCGATGCTGGATTAAAGTGGTTTGCGGCTAAAGGTAAATTGGTTCCGGTAGGAGACGCTAGACCGGGAGATATTGCCTTCTTTCAATTTGATGATGACGCTCAACCCGATCATGTCGGCATAGTCATCAAGAACAATACAAAACTGAAAAGGCTGGTCTGTATCGAAGGCAATACCGCAAGCGGTAACGCTGGATCTCAGTCCAACGGAGACGGCGTTTATGAGCGTAAGCGCAGTTATTCAACAATCATGGCGGTAGCCCGCCCGATTAAGGAGCAAGCATGAATAAAGATCTAATCAAGTCAGCACTAAGGCACTTCGCGCTGGTAGCAGTAGCGGTCTATCAAGTCACCGGTGGAGATCCTAAAGCATTTATTTACGGCTTTATTGCCGCAGTAGTTGGTCCGGCTATTCGTGGAGTGGATAAGAGCGATCCGGCTTTTGGTCGTATCGCAGACTTCGTAACACTCGAATTAGACAAGTTAGCCAAAGCAGACAAAAAGAAAAAGAAGAAGTAGAGTTAGCCCCGCTACGGCGGGGTTTTTCTTATTGGGGGCAGCATGGGTCTATCTGAGTCAATCGCTAAGTTTGATTTTGGGTCGAGTGAGTCTTGCCCTTTTCAAACATTACTAAATAAATTAAGCAAAGAAGATCAAGCAGTAATTGCTAATGCTTTCGAACGGGGAGTATCCGGTTACGCAGTATGTAAAGCGCTTAGATCCGAAGGTTATCGTATAGCCGAAGTATCTATTTACGATCATAGAAAGAAAATATGCCGATGCTTCAAGAAATCTTAAACGATAGAGAAGATCAATACGGCAGCGCGGCAGTTAATTTTGCTCAGGCTGGTCGCGGGTGGGGCGCTATTCTAGGAATAGACGATATCCCGGCGTATAAAGTTGCGTTAATGCTGGACTTCTTTAAAAGTATTCGCTGCGTAGCCAATCCTGCCTACGAAGATAGTTGGTTAGATAAATTGGGCTATACCCGTCATGGCATGGATATAGCGTTATCTGATGAGCCTTGAAAAACGACTTAACGATATGCCGGAAGGCATTGACTCCGAGAATGTCGCAGAGCTGCGCCAAGCCCTACTCCGGCTACAAAAGCAATTAAAGAGATCGAAAGAGCGCACCGAAGATCTAGTTGAGATTACTCAGCAAGCTGCGTATGACGCAATGCTGACTATCGGCAAGATCCCACCGGTACCGGAAGTCGTACCGGATAAAAGAAAAACAAAAGCCGAAGCAGCTCTATGGCACATGACGGATTGGCAGGGAGCCAAGCGCACAGTCTCTTACAACTCGGAAATAATGCGCAAAAGAGTTATGGAGTTTGCGGAGAAGGCAGTTCGCATTACCGATATTCAAAGAGCGGATCACCCGGTAAAAACTTGCCACATTTTATTTGGCGGCGATATGGTAGAAGGCTTATTCAATTTCCCTACGCAAGCGTTCGAAGTCGATGCGACATTGTTTGAGCAGTATGTCCAAGTCTCCCGGTTATGCGTAGATGTGGTCCGGTTTGCGCTCGCCAACTATGAACAAGTCACAGTAATCCCGGAGTGGGGTAATCATGGGCGTATAGGATCTAAGCGAGACAATGTGCCGAGATCCGATAACTTTGACCGGATGTGCTATGAGTTAGCGCGGCAGCTCTTGGCTGGAGAGAAACGATTAACTTGGCTGGACTGCCCGGAAGATGTTCAACGCGTAGAAATAGGAGCCTATCGAGCGCTGCTTATTCACGGAGACGAAGTAGGTAGAAATGGATTTGCTTCACCGGGCGCAATAGTCCAACACATGAACCGGTGGAGATCCGGTTCGTATCCTTGGGAGTTCCGAGATGTGTATGTTGGGCATTACCATACTCACGCAGAATGGCCAATGGCTAACGGCTTAGGATCCGTTTATCAAAGTGGATCTACCGAGTCAGATAATCGCTATGCCGGTGTAATGCTAGCTGCGAGCGCTACCCCGTCTCAACGCTTACACTTCGTAGATCCCATTAAAGGCAGGGTAACGGCGGTGTATAAAGTATGGTTAGACTAGATAGGCTACTGACTCAAAATAGCGAGCTGCGCCCTGACGGGATCTATAATTGGTCTATTCCGGCGCTCGCCGCTAAGTTATCTAACGGAAAAAACATTAAGACTTGTCCTAACGCTGGAGCGTGCGCCAATGTCTGCTACGCCCGAAACGGCACTTACAATTTTAGTAATGTAAAAGCGCGGCATACCGCTAACTTAGAGTATGTAATCAATGATCCGCAGGGCTGGTTTGCGCAGATGCTTGAAGAAGTTAATCACCCGCGCATGCGCGGTAAGTATGTCCGGATCCACGACTCAGGGGATTTCTTTTCGGAAGACTACTTGCTCTTATGGCTCAAAATAGCGCTCTTGACTCCGGATGTGACTTTTTATTGCTATACCAAGGAAGTCTCAATGTTCAAGCGCATAGTCGAATACGATTGCCCAAAGAATTTCCGTTATCTCTACTCACTAGGCGGCAGGGAAGATTACCTGATAGATCTCGAACTGGACCGCCATGCCGATGTGTTTCCTGATGACGCGGCAATACTAGAAGCCGGCTACGCTAATCAAGATGCTTCGGATCTATTGGCAATAACCTTGACTTCGAACAAGATAGGCATACCGCAGAACAATATCCCGCAGTTTAGAAAGCGGCTTGCTGGTCGGACTTTTGGAGAAGTTCAGAAAGAACGCTAACTCAGCTCGCTTGCGTCAATCGAGTCATCAGCGCTATACGGATGTTCCTGAGCGCATTTTCCGCATTTCAGGCACATTAATCTTCTTCTTCGTCGTACTCGAAGTCGGAGTCTCTTATGTCTATGTTGGCTTCCTTAGCGGTATGGAGCGCCCCTGCCATGAGCATTACTGCTCGATTACACATATCGGTTAATTGATCCGGATAAGTCGGATCCGCAGAGATCTCAATCTGTAAATTGTAAAGAACAAGAAACACTCTTGCTTGATGAGATTTTGAGTCAGCCATATCCACTCCTGTCCGGTTCCTAAAGGTTACCAAAAGTTAGCGCGCGACTCGCCAAGCGAAATCCGAGAAAACCGTAATCTATCAGCGACAATAGACGCGCTGGGGCAGATCGCCCCTTATAGGAAGGAATAAATTATGGCTAAGTTCGATTTAGACTCGTACGAAACCGTAGAAAGCCGCTTGGCGCGATTTTGGAAGGATCACCCAAAAGGCAGGGTTTTAACGGATCTAGTATTTCATGATGAGCGCAGGTTCATCGTCAAGGCAGAAATCTTTTTTGATAGAGATGACCTAAGCCCGGTGTCTTCCGGCTATGCCGAAGAGATAGTAGGTGCTTCTCCCGTCAATAGGGTCAGCGCCCTAGAAAACGGAGAGACTTCCGCAATCGGAAGGGCATTAGCCAACTGCAATTATGCGTCTCAGGGTAAGCGCCCTAGCCGCGAAGAAATGGAAAAGGTCGAGCGCTATAACGCCGAACCCCGTAAAACAGTTGCGCCTAAGAAGACCGAAGTAAAGGAATACTCTCAGGCAGATAAGGATCTCGCAGCAGCTCTGATTGTAAGCGTTGCGGCAGTTAAAGACATCGAAGAATTGAAGAAGATTTGGGCAGAGAACCCGGATCTACGCGATATTCCAATAGACAACACTACGCTCAAAGACGCAGTTACCAACAAGAAAAAAGAACTTGAAGCAGAATGAGATCGCTGGACCGGAACACAGTTATCTTATCCGCGAAGGCTCAACGCACTTCGCGAGCTGCGGGGGAGAAAGTATTACCCCGAACTGGATCCTTACGCCGAAAGGTGTATGAGTATCTAGTAACACAAGGATTTCGCGGGGCAACCGATCAAGAAATTGAAACGGCGCTAGGAATAGACGGCAATACTGTCCGACCAACTCGCGGAACTCTATTCAAAGACGGCTACATTATCGATAGCGGAACTACCCGAAATAACGCCAACGGAAACTCTTGTATCGTATGGCGCGTGGCTCAGGAAGGAATGCTCTTATGAGTAAGCAAAAAAAGTTCGAACCGCCTATGGGCTGGATTGTAGGCGTTAATCATCAGCAGGTTGCGATAACTCGATTAGCGCAGGAACTAAAGATGAGTCCAATAGAAGTAGGGCAAGCGCTGGAGCAAGCCGGTTATTTTCTTCAACCGGACATTATGGATCTGGCTGCGGACTCATGGAAGGTATTGCGGATCGAGTTAGATAAAGCGAGCAATCACACTATGTTGAAAATAGTGAAGGAAGAAGGCGCTGATGAGTGAAACAATAGTTACGCCACAGATGATTGAGAAGCGGCTAAAGGATCTATCTAAGGAAGTAGATACTTCGCATAGAGATCTCGCAGACGCAGAGAAGTTTTACTATGAGACGAAGGCGCAATACGAATTAGCGCTTGCTCATGCTCGATTATCGGTGGCTACCAACAAGGAAGCAAGATACACAGTTAGCGATAAGGCGGATCTTGCCTTGATCTCTACTGAAAAATTACATTTACAAATGGCTACTGCGGAAGCGGTAGTTCGCGCAGCTCGCGCAAACTCAAATCGCATACGGACTCAGGTAGATATTGCCCGGTCCATAGGCACAAGCGTTCGAACAAGTATGGAGATAGCATGATAGATCTACAAGAATTACTAACTAAATCGCTGGTAGCACACGATAGCCAACGGGATCGCAGTAAGCAGGTTGAGATAGGTCCGAGTTCGTTAGGTGGCTGCCGCCGGCGCGTTTATCATGAGTTAATCGAAACGCCGCAGACTAATCAAACCGAGAAGTTAGCGGCGATCTTAGGCACTTTTATTCACTCAGGTATTGAAAGCGTTATGGAACGCGAAGATCCCTTCGGAGATAACTACCTACGGGAAATAGAAGTATCTTACGGCGGGATCAAAGGTCATGTTGATCTTTACATTAAGAGCGAAGGCGCGGTTATTGATTGGAAGACAAAGAAGAAAGCCGGCTTGCGGTATTTCCCTAGTCATTCAGAGATATGGCAGGTTCAGACTTATGGCTATCTGCTAGACGCTAACGGCTACGAAGTAAAAACAGTATCGCTGGTCGCTATTCCGCGTGACGGGGAAATGGCGGACATAAAGGTATATACCGAAGACTATAACCCGGAAGTAGCGAAAGCAGCTCTATCTTGGTTACAGGAACTCAAAGATATCGTGGCGGGCGCTGGACCTGCTCCGGATCCGGAAGAAAAAGTAGTATTTTGTTCTAAGTATTGCTCCTTCTATGATCCGAGCGGGGAAATAGGGTGTCCGAGTATCGCGAAGTAGATTGGGAAGTGGCTGAGTGCCGCGACCTTTATACCGATCTTTTCTATTCAGTAGAAGAAGAACGGAACGCAAGTGCGTATAACAACATCAACGCTTTGCGCTCGGTCTGCTCCCGGTGTCCGATATGGAAGGCTTGCTTGACCTATGCGTTCGAGAATGAGAGTTACGGCGTATGGGGCGGATTAACTTCCGTAGAACGGCAAGCCTTCCGACACCCGGAGAAGTATCCGCAGCAACGGCAGCGAGCGCTAAAGGCTTTAATGGAAACAGGAATTACATTAACTCAGATTAGGGAGTGTCTATGAGTATTCGGCTTATGTCCGATGTATGGAAAACGGATCTCCCTACTACTGAGAAAATGGTTCTCTTGGTTATAGCCGATCACGCTAACGATGAAGGAACGGAAGCATGGCCAAGTCAAGCCACCATAGCCAAGAAGGCTTCGATAAGTGTGCGCACAGTTCAGAGAGCGGTTAATTCGCTGGTCCGGGCTGGATACCTTCGTATGGAAAAACACGCCGGCGGATCCGCGAGCTGCCGCGATGACCGAAGACCGCACCGATACACAATTAACTTAGGAAGACTACGGGGCGGCAATACGACTACCCGTAATCTACGACACGACTTTGAAGCCGATAACGACACGACTCCTACGCCCGTTACGGAGCGACTTTCACGCCCTAAGAAACATCCTTTAGATCCACCCAAAGAAACACCCGGTTTTTTTGATTTTTGGACTATTTACCCGAAGAAGGTAGCAAAGAAGGCTGCGCTCCAAGCATACGAGAAGGCGATCAAGGAAACCGATCCGGCGGTTATCGCGGCTGGAGCGCGGCGGTATGCGGAAGATCCGAACCGCCACCCGTCATATACGGCTAATGCGGCTACTTGGCTTAATGCTGAGCGCTGGTTAGATGAACCGCTACCGGATCGAGAGTTATCTATTGAAGAAAAGCGGGAGATTGAGCGGAAAGAAAGCGAGCGCCGGCGGCAGCTGGAGCGGGAAGCCTACGATAAGTGGCAAGCCGAACTCCAAGAAGCCAAAAATAACGCTGCTCCTATGCCGGAGAGTTTCAAAGAAGAGCTGAGAAAACTGTTGCGTAAGTAATTTATACCCTACAATTATGCGTAATCATTACGCTTGGGGGTGAAATGAGCAAAGTAGTATCGTTATCTCCGGATAAATTACAATGCGGAGATCAACTCATACTGAAAAATCACTTATGGCAAGTAGCGTGTATTTCCGGTCCGGATCGTATCGGAACTTATGATGTGTCTCTTGTTGATAACTATGGAAATAAAACACAAGAGATAATCTTAGAACCCGTTACACTCCTTATGTGATTTCTTTCTTTGTTGGCGGTCAGCCGATCTCTCAGGGGTCGATGAAGGTCATGAACGGGCGCGTGATACATAGCGCTGGATCTGCGCTCGCAGCTTGGAGATCTGCTATTGCCTTAGAAGCCAAGCGCGCTGGAGCGAAGCCTTCTATAAATGCTATTGGCATGGAACTTATTTTTGTTTTTCAAAAACCTAAAACTGTAACTCGATCTTATCCGAGTGTTCCGCCGGATCTCGACAAACTCATTCGCGCAGCTCTCGATGCTTTAACTGCTATTGCGTATCGTGATGACGCACAAGTAACAGAGATCCGCGCACAGAAATGCTACGGAGATTATCCCGGAGTTCAAATAACTTATTCAGAAATAAAATAAAAAAACTTCAACTAAATCCTAGACTTTTTATTATATTCAACTAGACTTGTCTTATTGCGATTGGGGAAGGCTCCGATCCGATAACGGAAGGCAAGGCAATGAAGGCAAAAAACGATACTAAATCAATGGTTTTTAGTAATCTCCTAGATCGTAGATTAGAGCGACTCGCTTACGAGTATTTCTCAGCTCTTGGTATTCGCCCGGATCTAGTTCAATTCAAGATCAAAGAATTACAGATCTGCGTTATGCGCGGTTACAACACTCGCGCCGAGCTGATTTCACTTGTTAAGAAAGCGCAGGTTGAGAGATGCCAAAACTAGGAAAGCGCGGGCATTTACTTATGACCCAAGAGATCCGCAAGCAGATCCCACAATTACAGAACGCAGATAAAAACTCAATCGTATGGGTTAAGTTCTTTTCGCCTTACTCAAACTGGACTTGGTATGCGACAGAGTTTGACGGAGAAGATCGCTTCTTTGGTTATGTGACCGGTTTTGCCAATGAGTGGGGTTATTTCTCGCTCAAAGAGTTAGAAGAAACAACACTTGGTCCGGATCTACCGGCTATCGAGCGTGATTGCTCTTTTACTCCTGCGCCACTTGTAGAACTATTGAAGAAAGTAGGGATTACTTATGGCGAGATCAATTAAAGAAGTCATCGAAGTTTTATCTACGCTGGATCCGAACGCGAGCTGCGTGTGGCAATTATGGACTAAAGAGCATGTAGCCGACAATCTGACCGACAATGAGTGGGAGTCAGTAGTAAATTACTTTGACAAAAATCATTCAATCACAAGCGAAGAAGTCGGACTTGACGCGTTAATTACTGAACTTCTCGACAAGCGAGCGTCTAAAGGATCGTGGGAGTAATGGCGAAGCCTTTACACCCAAGCCCATATAAGCGCAACCGCGCTTCCTGCGAAGTCTGTTGGGCGGACTCTACGGAAACAACAATCTATTGCTTCAAGCAGAGTTCTTACTGCGAGCAGCATTACTACGAAGTCAAATATAAGTCATTGGAGAAATTATGCGCAAAACAACAATAACGCCGCGTGGCTGGTTTGTGTTGGGCTTCGCAGCTGGAGTTCTACTTTGCCTATTCACTTGGGCTACTGCCGATACCTGCTATGTCGGATCCGAACACGGAAATTGGTTAGGTTATGGATCCTGTAAGGCTATGGTAGATCGCGTGGTTACGCCATGAAGTTTCGCGTAACGCTGGAAGTAGATCTTGACGATGATATTGGCGCGTTGAAGAAATATGTTCGGTGGGAAAAAGGCTTAATCTCCGTCTCGCACCTTAACGCGCTAGTAAAGCACCAAATCAAAACAGACATAGAAGACGCTCTGCGCTCCTATGGATCTGAAGGTCAAATAGTGTCGGTGGTAAAGGCAAATGTCTGATACCGATTACAACGGCTGGAAGAACCGGGCTACTTGGAATGTTTCTATGTGGATCAATAACGATGAAAGCCTATATATGGGCGCAGTAGCGTTTATGGAAGAAAATCCAAAGACGCGACACCCGTATCTCCGGTTCATTGAGTCATGCGGGCTGGACTCGCAGACTACGCCGGACCGGATCAAATACAAGTCCGAGCAGCTCGACTACTTGGCATTAGACAAAATGATGAAAGAACTAATCGAAGGAGAAGGCAAATGATAAATCCCGTTGTTCAGAATTACTTAGCAAATACTGGTCAGATGTTTATCAAGGCTGCGGAGTCGGAAGATCCGGCGGCTATGTTCGTAGCAGTATCAAACGCAATGAGCGTAATTGAGTCTATTCATAGTCAAGCGCTAACGGCTAACTTGATTACTCTCGAACCCCGCATGTCGGAGCATTTAGCATGATGATCCAAGAAAATACAAATTACGGCGCGAGCGCTACTTACGAATTTGTTATAGTCTGCGTTACAGACGGCTCAACTGTCTATCAGCAGGTATGGACCGCTTCATACGACAACGCTATAGACGCAGTTAAGGGTTATCTTGGCTTCGTAGATCACGCTACTTGTGTGCTGGACCGCGTAGTAACGCTGGTCGAGCCTAACGGCAAATCGCATACAAAAGTATTTAAGTATCCTTACGGAAGCGTTAAGGAATACGAAGCCGCTTGCGAAAGATTACGCAAGTCGGACCGGCTACTCAGCAGTAATCAAGGCTAGAATTATCTATGTCCATGCCCGAACCGAAAGGAAATGATATGGATAGCAAACTAAATCGGTGCGCCTATGGCGCTTGGCATTATGGAGATCAGCTCTGCGAAGTCTGTAGAAAGGCGGCGGAGAGTCCAAGATAGCGAGAGCTGCGCGATACCTTCTAGTAGCCCTAATTGGGGTAGGTATCGTATTTGTGCCTTGCTTTGCTCAGGCTCCGGTGATGACTCCAACGCAAAAGCATAAGTTTGTGGTGGCGCAACTGCCGCCGAAAGATTATGCTAGACACCTGCTAAAGCAAGAGTATGCCGATCCGCATAAGCAGTTTGGCTGCCTTGCTAAATTATGGGGCAAGGAAAGTGGCTGGAACTATCAGGCTAAGTCTCCCACCCATGATTACGGCATACCGCAACGGCACATGAAGCACAATAGCCAAAAGGAGATCGATAAGTTTATGAAGCACCCGCATACTCAAATTCAATGGGGCTTGGGCTATATCGAACACCGGTATCAGTCTCCATGCGGAGCGCTCGCAGCGTGGTTGTCGAGATCCGAAAACGGCAGGGGCGGCTGGTATTGATGAGTATCATTCCGCACTATGTTGAACCCGTCTTCCCTTCTATAGATCCGGGAGAAATCTACGAAGATGACGAAGAAGAAGACGATGATTGATAAAAAAGTAGTTAGCCTAGTTAAAGAGCGGGCAGGGGGATACTGCGAGAAATGCGGACTCCCTGCCACCGACTCTATGGCGCTACACCACCGCAAGCTGCGCTCGCGGGGCGGCAAGGATACTGCGGCTAATCTGCTGGTAGTTCATCACTCTTGCCACAACTTAGCAACAGACTCGATCCACTTAAACCCGGAAAAAGCAGAAAACAAAGGCTGGATGTGTCAAGAGTGATGAACTA